GGATCAAAACCTTGCTCAACCAAAGAAACCATTATTGCAGGAATTTCCTCTTTAGTATATCCTTCTGCCAAAAGAAGTTCTTCTACCTTATCGAAACAGTCCATCTACGTAAATACTTTTTCAATTATTTATAGTTATTCCAACCTCTTCAATCTCCCCCAATCATAATACATTACACTAAGTGCCCAAGCATCAGTTAATTGTTTGGGACCTTCTTCAAGTAATCTTATTTGATGTTTAGAAAGAATTTTTAATTTTTTATATTCATCTTGCCATTTTCCTTTCATACAAACATGCCTTTATCACTCATGTATTGTAGAGTTTCTTTCATACTGCCAATGTGCTCATATCCGATAGACACTTGCGGATAAGTTGCCTCAGACCCAAACTCTGCACGAAACTGACGATCACTGAAATCTACACCCAATAGATATTCATGAAATTCTCCTGCCAAACTTTTTAGCAAAGATACCATCCTTTCACATTCTTGACTCCCATTAGAATAAATTACTGCGCTCATTACTTTTCCTCCGTATATTCAATCACAAGTCTTTTAGTAACATTTCCGCGACTATCTTGAATGATGAAAGATTTTACTTCACCACCAAGTTCTTTTGCAATTTGATGAAGTCTCCACCATGGAACATTTTTTTCTCGTGTTCCTTCTACCATTTTTGATTCTTTATCATCCCAAATATAGTTATGAATTTTTCCATCACTACCGATGACTTGATAATCATAATCCATAATTAGTCTCTTTGTCTCCAATCATCAGGTTTATCACGTTGAAACCAATCTACAATTTCATCTGCAGATCCAAACCCCATTCTATGATTGGATGGGTCGGGGTCACCTAGTCCCATCCTATTCATAAAATCATCAAGACTTCCTTCTTGCATATCGGGATTTGCAGCAGAACGTCTTGCTTTTTTTAACATTTCTCTGGCAGTTGTATTTGCCTTACCCAACTTCTCTGCCCAGATCATATCTTCAAGTTTTACTTCTTCTCCATTTGCAATGCACTTACAAATGAATTCTAACCGAAGACGATATTGTGTTGAAAGCATATTTAATTTCCTGCTATCACAATCTATTTAGACTACTCTGCTAAAACCTTTTACCTTTTCAAATTTCATCACATTATTAAATCTATCATCCAATCCACCTTTATGAGAAATCACAAAAATGTTTGCATCTTTGATTATAAAACGAATAATTTTTAGAAACTCATCTGTTCCAAAACCATCTAATGATGAATCAAAAACTTCATCCATAATCAGCAGATTTGTATTAATTGAATTTTTAACTCTTGCAACTTCTCTCCAAGTAAAGAGAAGTGCGAGGTCAATTCTCATTTTCTCACCTTCACTAAATGATGAATAAGAAAAATCTTCATGAATTGGAGATTTGACTGATTCATTAAATTCTTCATCAAGATGAAAGTTGATGAAGAAATCCATCATTTGCAAATAACGATTAACCTGCTGATTTATGAACGGAAGATACTTTTTGATTATCTTCGTTTTTACTCCATCATCCTTTAAAAGAGAATGGGCAAAGTCGTAATAAACGACTTGTTCTTTTTTGGTTTCTAAATCTTCGATTGTTTGTTGGAGAGATTCCTTAAGTTGTGCTAACTTCTCATGCTCAGTATTTCTGTTTGCAAGTTGATCGGTAATTCTTTGAATTTCCGATTCCAAATCTCTGATTTGTCTCTGGTTGAGGCTAATCCGAGTATTGTTTTGAGAAATGCCATGCGTTAATTTTGTGATCTCCTGGGATAGGGCATTGAATTGACGCTCTCTCTCCTGTTCGAACTCAATAGTTTTTTCAAGTTCTTCATAACCATCTTTAAGTTCCTTTGCCTTATTTTGAGCATCGCTAATTCTATTTAACCGGAACTCTTCTTCAATACTTTGAGTGCAGGTAGGGCATACCGTATTTTCGGTAAAGAACTTATGTTCTTTGGTAATTGTACTTACTCTTTGAGATATTTTTCCCTTTAGATTGTTTAGTTTTGATAACTTTTCTCTTGCACCAATAACTTCTTCCTGTTCTTTCGTGAACTTGTGGATCTCCTCTTCGGTCTTGGCATTTTCAACCATGTAAACACCAACTTCATCATCCAACTTGGTAATCTTTTCCTTGTTGAAATTTATATTGGCATTTCCGCGATTTTCTAGTTCTTCAATAAAGTCTCGTTGCATCTTTACTTTTTCAAGTAAAGATTCCTGTTTAAGATTTAGAGTTTTAATGAGACTTTTTTCCTCTTTGATTTTTTCTTTCACTAACCCATTCATGTTAGAGAAAATCCTAATATCAAGAAGATCTTCAATCACTTCCCTGCGGTTGGCAGAGGATAGTTGCATAAAAGGAACAAATGTGCTACTACCCAGAATTACAATTTGAGTGAACGATTTATAGTTTAGTTTCAGAATAGTTTCTTCCAAAACTTTCTGCATTGATCGATCATCTGCTTCTCGGTTTAATTTGTCTCCGTTGATAATAATATCAAATACACTGGGTTTAATTCCTCTACGAATTACATACTCTTTAGTATTAATACTAAACTCAATTTCCACAAGACATTCTTTTTCATTGGTAGTATTGACCAACTGCGGTTTGTTAATCTTGCGAAATGGTTTATTAAAAAGAACAAATGTCAATGCATCTAGAACTGTAGATTTTCCTGCACCATTTGTCCCAATAATTAAATTTGTACTATGCTGTTGAAAGTCAACTTCAGTAAAGTGTTGTCCGGTAGAAAGAAAATTTTTCCATCGGATTTTTTTAAATATAATCATACTTTGGGAGGAATAATAATGTCGTTCGGAGTAACTACGGTATATTTGTAATTATACATCTTACAGGTTTTTATTGCAACCTCATCATCTACTTCAACTATCTCCATCTCTTTCTCATAATTTGGATCTTCTTCTAGATGCATAGCATATCTCTCAGCATCATCTTCCTCTTGAAATAGGAACAAGACTTTTTCACCATACTTGTCAGCAACTGCATATGCTCCGTCGTCTTGTCTATCCTTCAAAGTAAGAAGATACATTTACTCTACCTCATGTGCTTCTCTGTACAGATTTTGAAAAATTTCTTTAATCATACCTTTGTCAAGATTGATTTCAGACTCATCAATATATCTATTCAAGATATTAATTGTATTTTCTTCATCTTCTGCAACAAAGTCTTCATCGTTTTCTACAACTTGAAAGTTTTCTACAATTTTGACTTCTTGTGCTCCAGATTTATACAGTTTATCAAGAAACTTATCAAATTCTTTGGGACGTTTTTTATTCTTAACCACCACTTTGACAATTTTATTTTCATATCCCCTAGCATCAAATAATGATGCAGAATCATTATCATATGTAATTAAATGAAACATTGTGTTGGGATTATCTACCGGAATATGCTCCAGAGTTTCTGTATCAAAGATGGTGAATCCTCTCCGATCACCTGCATCTGACCAGAACATTTCGTATGGGTTCCCCAAGTAATAGATCCGTCCATCATCCGATCGAGTGTGATAGTGACCACTGAAGACCTTGGTGAACTTCTTAAATAACTTGCCCGAAAGACCATGATCCATGACGAGTTGTTTATTAACTCTAAATCCTGAGAGTTCAAGGTGCCCCATCGCACAGTTGCAAGTTGTATTTTTAATAAGTTTAAAAGTTTTTTCTTCATTTTCTTCATTGATCCACGGAATGAATAGTATATCTAGTCCACCAATATTAACCTCTTCAGGATTACTATAAGTTTTAATATTTTTATAATTTTTTAAAAGTAATTCTGGCGAATTTACTTCACTCGTATTTTTATAAAACGTATCGTGGTTTCCAACCATCATATGAACATCATACTTGCTAAGAGGTTCAAATACAACCCTCTTTGCCCAGTCAAGACTTTGATAGTCAATACCTTTACGACTATCAAAGGCATCACCCATATGAATAACTGTTGTAATACCTTCTTTCTCTAGAGTTGGAAAAAAGACATCCCTATAAAATGATTCAAAGTAATCACAAACATATTTGGATCCTCTTTTGAACCCGTAGTGTGTGTCTGTTATTATTGCTACTTTCATTCAACGACTTTGAGAACGGTAACTAATATTATCTTTGATAGTATTATAATCAGACTTACTTCCTGTCAATAGACTATCGTCAACCATCATGACTTCATCATAACCAGTTTTTTCGATAATTTTTGTTTTGATTTCTAACTGTTTTTTCTCTTTGTTAATTCTACGGAGAAATGCAAAGTGAATGATCTGAGTAAAGTATGCAAATGGATTCTTAGACTTTTCAGGATCAAAGTTGTGAATGTATTGAACACAATTCTCAATACCATCAGAAATCATGTCCTCACGGAACATATAATTAACGAAGTTCGGTTTATATGAAAGATGAGTTGCGATCTTTAGAAAACATTCTCCAATATAATTTGTAATTGGAGGTTTTCCAGGCCAGTGCTTTGATCTATCTTCTTTTGTAGGTTCTCTACCGAAGTTCTCAATAAAGTGTGTTGAGACTCTTGCTCTATAATTAATAATTGCTTCAAGAAATTCTTTGTTGTTTACGTAATGTTCTGATTTTTTTCTAGTCATTGAATTTTAACGCTCTTCTATGTAAGATATTATAGCACACTCTAAAGGGGACTTGACAAAACATCCAAACGTCAGTAGACTAGGTTTGTCCCGGTTAAAGATAAGATCTAGCTTTCTTTAATACCTTTAAAGATCTTCTCAAGCATATCTCTAGCAGAGTCAACAGAAGAGATATAACCTTTTTGTTCAGAGACTTTTACTTCACCTGCTGGTTTATACACGTCAATAGATGATGACACATTAGTATCATCATCATTAACATAATTATTATATAATTGAATTAGTTTTTCATTAGTAGTTTCTGTCATAGTAATAACTTTATCTAATCTAACAAAGTGTATATCGTCTTCAGTAAGATCCATCCATGGTTTTACTCTAATACTTGCTGGTCCTACCATTTTAATAATGATTGGATTTTGTAAAACAAGTAAGGTATCATCGGTAGAATCATCTACAAGAACTAGTGAGAGTATTTCTTCTCCTGATACCAATTTAATGATTGCGTAAAATTCTTCATCCATATTAGTTTTTTAGAGGTATGTTTACAATATCATAATTAAAATTTTCTTCATTATATACTTTAATTCTTTCAATTAGATGATTAAGGGTATAATTTTTCCTGGATTTGTATGATATATCGTCAGCGATATCATATAAAGTTGCCTTTGTTTTGTTATTGCCTTTTCTGAGGACTCTTCCAATACTTTGCAGATTTCTAATTCTGGATTTTGAAGGAGAAGCAAAAATAACATTGTGGAGATTTTTAATGTTAATTCCTGTACTGAATGTTCCGTATGAAGCGACAATAATCGCGTTGTCTTCCTTTTCAGTAATCTCTCTCACTTTTTCTCGATCTTCGGTAGCAATACCACCGTGAACAAAAAAGACATGACGAGTGTCCACTCTACCGTTATTTATTAAATCGAATAATGGTTGTCCATGGCCTTCAACTCTTGAAAACAAAATGAGTGTATTTCCTTTCAAATCGAGTGCAAGATTGCGTATAAATTTATTACGTCTTTCATGATTTATGATATACTGAACTTCCTCTTCAAAGTTTTCAAATTTATGTGCAGGATGCTTTAGTAGAAGAACATTGATATCCAGCGTTGCAACATGCCCCTTCTTCATCAGTTCTTCCGTCCTGATGATCTTGTATGAAGGTCCAAACAAACCTTCCAACACCCACTTATGAGTTTGAGTACCGTCTAGTGTTCCAGTGAACCCAAATCTATACTTACAATCTGCAAGTTTTGACATTATAGATATTAAAGACTTAGACTTAAACTGGTGTGCCTCATCTCCAACAACCACATTAAATCTTGAAAAATATTTGCGGGGGAGTTTGTAGATGGACTGCCAGGTGGTGATAATCACCTGCGAGTCAGTCTCTCTTTCTCGTCCAGCATAGATCTTGTGGCAAAATGAACCTACATCCCAACCATAGTCTGCAAAGTCTTTATACATCTGTTCTACAAGCGAAGTCGTCGGAACGACTATCAGAGTATTTTGCCCTTTCTCAACGTAATATCTCACAACAGAGTATATCATCAATGACTTTCCCGAAGCAGTTGGAGATATCAGCAACCTTCTATTATGTTTTAATGCGTCGTAAACTCCCTCTACTTGGTAATCCCTTGGAGCGTACTTGCTAATAGCAGTCATATAATCTTTAACACCTTCTCTTGAGATCTGCTCATTAGTCTCAAAGGGAAGTCCATAAAATTTATTGTTTACAAACTCATAAGTGTATTCGTGATTCTTACAAAACTGTATGAGTTTATCTAACAATCCAACATATATTTCACCAGTCTGCGTGTTAAACAGACGAATTTTTCCGTCCCAGTGTCTACTACGATACTGGGGCATAAATTTTGCACCTGGTACTTCAAAGGTAAACTGGTCTGCTAACTCGTAGTAGACATGTGGTTCTGCCTTTACCTGAAGATATACCTCGTTTTTCTTAGAAATAATCAAATGAGACATAACCCATAAGTTTCACCTATGGTTATTTATTGCCTCAGTTAAAGTCTACTATATGAAATTAAAATTCCTTGGTTTTTGTGGTACTTTTTTTGGTTGACTCGAATCTAATTTTGGATTGTTGCTTGGTGTTGTTCCTGGCATATTATCTTTTGTTCCAGATCCACCAACACCAGCAACCGGTCCAACATAGTCTGGATTATCAGAAAAATTTTTATCACTCCTACCTGCTTCCACTCTTCCCGCATATGTTGCCTTGCTCAAGGGTGTAATGGGAATTCCTGCATTACTACCCTTTGGTTTGGCCCTGTCCGATGGGGTAATACGTGACAGAGAAGGTAAATTTCTAGAAACTCCTTCTCCAGAATCAGCAACGCCTGGTCCTTTTCCTATTCTCTGAAATGCTTGAGACAGAGAAATTTGTTCTTGAAACTCTTTATAACTCTTCATTTTTTTTTAAATATTTATTATTCGTCTACCTTAAAAGTATATTCCAACATCAACCTTTCCAGAAAGTCCTTCAAACCTTCTAGTCTTTCTTTTTTATCAGGACATGAAACCCAAGTTTGAAGATGCATACTTATTGATTCGTGAATCTGTCTCACATCTTCAATGCCCATGTCCATTGAGACGAAAGGTAGATCTGGATTAAAATCTTGTTCATAAAGATGTTCGTTATCCATTAGTTAAATCCTGCTTGGAACCTGTGCCATTCGACGGCATTCTTAATTTGAAATGTTCTATTTGCAATAGTCTTGATAATGTCTTCAAGAAATCTCAACATCACATCATAATATCGAATCTTGATATCAAT